AGCTCCGCTATGAGCTCCGCTATGAGCTCCGCTATAACCTTCTTGTATCAACGTCTTCTCCAAAGACTTCCATGCTAATTTTACACCCTCTGCTTCCCTACGACGTTTCTCCCTCAATATCTTCTTACGTCTCTCGCTTTTACGATACCTCCTATCTTTTTCATATTCCTTATTCTTTATCCATTTCTTATTGATAGCATCGTTATCATCAGGGTTTAACGCTGCCCCCTGATACGTTCTCCGCATACCTGAGAATCCATACATACTACGTAGGAAACCATTCCCTACAAATACATTCACACAACACAATAAAATTGTAAAAATTTTCATTTTATTTTTACAATCTATTCTTTAAGACAAATTCAATTTCTTTATTACAATTGCAATATTTTCATATAACGATCCCAATGCTTCCGACTACCATTACTCAAATTATTCTCCAAATCTTCCCAAATATTCTCCTTTATCCATTTATAATTCATAACACTATCAACCTCATTTGATTGAACATATATATATTTATTATTATCCGCACCATGTTCAAACAACATCTTCACTATATTTAATGGTATTTTCGGATTCAAACACGCAATATACAATGGAGTTATATAAGACCTACGATACACTATAGATTTCTCCATCTTATAATTTACCGATGATGGTACCAATTTTATTAACTCAATTATATCCCTAGCAACATCATTTCCAAACTCTTTCACACTACTTCCCATCATTGGCCAAATATAAGCACAACCACTACTCAATGCATCTAATAGTAAAGGACACTCAGATACCCTATCCGGATCATAAACACTAAATACATGATATTTACGTAATAATAAACGCAACCGACGAATCTTATATAAGTGCTCCCCCATTATCCCAAGTCTCCTAAACACCAAACATAACTCTAAACACACACTTGCATCACTCTCTAAACTCTTAAAAGTCACACCACCATCGATGTTCATCGCATATTCTAATATTATATCAAATATTACTTCAGGAGTTTCATTCAAGTTTAACCTTGCCATTGTTTACCCAAACCATAAAATTTTTTAAAATACTCAATTTTAAATTATAATATGCCAGGAAAAACCTCTAATTTTTAATATTCTTAGAATATTAAAAAATTACTCAATTAGTGCTCACCACGCACCGTTAAATTCGCCCGCACTTCCATCAAACATTTTCCAAGATAGTTAGTACCTGGCCACTGTGACGGTAGACTCCGAGAAGCCTCATGAGCCGTTATTCCTATACCCCAAATCTTATCATGTGGATTCGTCTCCACCAAGATCTTATCCCCCGTACTTACTAAATAATCTCCCATATCCCCATTCTGGGAAAACTTATAATAGATTCCCTTACTCACTATTTTCTTGCAATTATTATCCCAAATTGCTGCATCAAACCCTTTTACTCTCCGCCCCCATTTCTTGCAAAATGCAGGGTCCCCATTACCCAATATCTTCGCCAACGCCTCATAATCTCCAAACAACCTAGCCTTCTCCGCCATCATATACTGTTCATTATTTTCATATACATGAGGGCTTTCCTCCGTCTCCAATTCCTCTTCGGATACGAAGGGACTTGGACACCAATTAGATAGGTAATGCTTGCCACCATACCGAGGATGATGACCGTAGAAAAATATATATCTTGAACCATAGGTTGACATTTTTTTTGTATTATTAAAATAATACAAAAAATCAATTATATTTTATCCATATTCGTTAACGAAATAGAATTGCGCATAGAACTTCCGTGTTGTCTCTTCTCCAAATATTCCCATACTTTATCAATAGATTTACGGCCCAATTGTTCGTATTCTTGCAAACTTAATGCCGACATCACCTTCAAATAATACTTACAAACATCTATATTTAAATTCTCGTCTTTTCGATACACAAGTAGCTTCACATAAACAAACAAATCTACCCAATCTATTTTACTGTTCATCATCTTTACAATTATAACTATTTATAATTTTGCCATCAATCTTTTATGATTGTTCATAATTGTATCAAAGTCTGGAGTCTTAAATCTATCTATCAGTTCACGTATAACCATATCCCTATTCACTATATAGTATATATTATACTGATTTTCCATCCAGTACGCGTCTGGATCAAAATACTCTCCGTTATCCACATCCTTGTATATTTTACACAAGGCTAATAACTCGGGGTGTACCTTCTCTCTCATAAAAGAAAGACATTTACTTATGGGATCATAATTATCACACACTTTCAATATTATATCATCCAAAACAGTTTCCACTATCTCCATCTTTAATTTTAACCAAAAAACCAGAATTTAAAATCATTTTTATTAACAATATTCTATCTCCCCGTACACCTTAGGAGCTATTACTCGGTGGTAAAACATATATTCTTCCATTACTCCTAAACATATATACATAGTATACACAGATGACAATGTAACATAAAATAACCTAAAATTATTATTCATATACCCGCTAGAAATACATAGAAAATTTATTATAAAAATCATTATACATATACTTATATGTATAATTAATTATAAATAACTTATTCATAAGAATAAAATGCAAACCAAGACAAAAATTTTAAGTGGGGGTATTCTATTATTGACAGCAATAATACTTATACTACTTTTCAAATTTTACGAAAAATATGAACAATCCTGTTCAGTAGGTTGTTCATGGAACAACTGTTCAACTTGCTCACCTGGCTATTGCAGTGAAACAAAGAAAAACTGCCAGGAATGTGGCGGGGCTGACCCTTCTAAAACATGGTGTGATAACGGAAAACCTGTCCCTTTTCCTGCACCCCCTCCACCCCCTCCTTGTACCCAATCTCAAACGACTAATATTCAAAAAGCAACACCACCCTCAGTTATTGGATACTATGGAAATGCGGAAACGAAACCGGGAGAACTAAGTATTGCAGAAATATCACCCATATACAATCTATTATATATGACCTTCCTAGAATTTGATACTAATGCAAACTTTTTCCTAGTTATCCAAGGAAAATACGCTGCTTGGAACGAGGGTAAAGACTCTCTTATCGCAGATCTTAGAACGTGGAAAAATAGACCTGATCCATGGAAAAGAACTAAAAAAGTTTATGTATCTATTGGTGGTGCAACTTTTCAACCCGGAAATATTATAGATGGTAACCCTGATCATATTGTTCCACCCCATTTAGAATTATATCCTACTTCCACACAACTATTTACAGGATTACAAACTTTCTTAAAAACATATGATAATATTTTTGATGGTATTGATATAGACATAGAAAACACATCCCGTGATATTATGGTCGGAAAGAAAAGATCTATTTGGGAAAGTTTTTTCCAAAAAATCAAAGAGTCTACTAACTTAGAAATATCCGCTTGTCCAGAGGCCGCAGATCAATCCCTTACAAGTTACGATTTTATGCTACCCTATCTAAATTCTTACAACATACAATTCTACAACAACGGCCCTAACGCTATCAGTCTATACGATATCTCATGGGAAACTTTCAACGAAGAACAAAAAGCCCGTAATAACCCCAATTGGCAAACAAACTCAAACGCATGGCTTGCAGTTAATACCCAAGGTGACCCAGCATGGTATTGGGTACTTAGTAGACTAGCAGAACATTATAAAAGTCATACAATGACTTTCAATCCACTTCTTCCAGCCTCCTTGAATGCCGCAGAATCTTTCAACTGTTGGGATTACGCTAAATTCGTCAAATCAGTTGGTGATTTAAAAATCACACACCTAGGTTGTTGGTGTATCGAGCAAGATGTACTCAATAATAATAAGTTTGAAAAAGCAATTCTCAAAATTCTAAATGGATAATCCCAAAAATCCCAAAATATTTTGAAATTCTAAAATATTTTGAAATTCTAAAATATTTTGAAATTCTAAAATCCTAAAATTCTAAAATCCTAAAATCCTAAAATCCTAAAATTCTAAAATCCTAAAATCCTAAAATTCTAAAATTCTAAAATCCTAAAATCCTAAAATCCTAAAATCCTAAAATCCTAAAATTAGAACCAGCCTTTTCCAATAAATCAAGTTGCAACCAAAAACCCAAATTAAATAATACTACCGCAAATATATGTATTTTTTGATCAAAGACTGTTTCTGCAAATATACCTTCTATGACACCCCCTAATGCTATTAACAATGGAGGATTTATAGATCGCACTATTGAAAACGGCCCCTCGAATGCTATTTGACCAACCTGTGTAAACGTATACATATTTACAGTTGCTGCCATAATAAAAGGTATTACGGTCATCCAAGCTATTGGGAAAGTGGATCCCCCTGTCGTTCCTTTCCATTTGAAATAAAATGTCGCCTTGTAGTTCTGGTTACCCAGATATCCTGTCAGGAAACCCATGATTGATAAAAACTTGTGTAAACCAGCAAAAGCAGAAGGTCCCAAGATTGCATACGAAAATGTTTGTAGACCCAAGTATTGCATATTAAAAATAAAAAAATAGGCTACTATTCTTAACCATTGATTATTTTTATCAGTAATAACAACATTATTCCCACCCAATGGATTCTCAAATGGTGCTACTTGCCAACCCTCATAGGTGTGCATCATTATTCCCGGCAGTCCACCAAAAAATGAAATTACAGGCGATAAAAGTAATATTAATGCACGAGTTTCATCTCCATCCAGATAATTAGTCCATTGGGTTTTGTGATGGAATATTGAGGCAGCCATTAGGAAAGCAGGTATTATTGGAGTCCAATGAACAAGTTCTGTGATGTTCAGATATAATTGGGAGGCCGTAATTGCCATTCCTATATCACTTAGGGATTTTTTGGGACTTGCCTTATTCCATCCCCATGCTGGACGATTCGGAAATCCCCGAGAATCTTGTGGACTTAAAAATCCCATTTTATCTTTAATAATATATTTTATAAAAACTTATTGGTAAAGTCTCCAACTACCCTAGGGAAATTTTTTTCCTTTAGTACCCATGTATAGTTTTGTGTGATTAGGCTTTCATAAAGATTATCGTCATCTAGGATCCCAAATAATCTATCCAATACCCTATCCTTCCATTCTTTTTCTTCAGGATTTCCTTCCACCAGGACATTCACATTTTCTTTTAATGCCCCTAGATCATTTGAAATGGCTAAAGTACGTGATGCTGCTGCTTCGTACGCAGTCAAACAACACGTCTCTGCAAATGTACACGGGTACAACCAAACATGCGAAGTACTCCAAAAAGTATTCAATACTCTCTGATTTACCCATCCATAATTAATCACGAAATTTTGTTGCTGTTCCAACATTTCCTTAATTTGCGCTATTTGGGGACCATAATGCTCTAATAACCAAGTATTCTCCAAGTCACAAAACACATTTAATACAGCACTAGGATATTTATTCACTATTTTTGGGAATATTTTTAGTAATTCTAGCAATCCTCGATTGGCAAAACTTGAGTAAATGAAACTATATTTTCTGATAGAGTGTCGGGGGAATTTATCTGTATCAATTCCATATGATATTACAGAACATAATGACTTTGGTACAGTCTGATGAATACTTAAAAATTGTTGTTTAGCCCATTCACTAATACATAATATACCTTTTAAAGAAGGAAAAAGAAAAGTTACGTCTCCAGGTAACGCAATATCATGGGCTACAAAGTAAATATTTTTAACTGCGAGATTTTCTAATAGTATTACATAACTAGAATATCTATTAACTATTGCATAGTTGACAAAATTTGATTTTACATATTCAGCACATTCTTGAATTCTAATATAATTTACTCCATTCCATACTTTGTTTTCTTTACACTTGCAACATACTACCACATTATATTTATTATTTTTCTGTAACCATTCAGCATACTTAATAGTAAAAGTTTCTGATCCACCTATACCATTTTTATACAATGTCTCCCCATCCCATTCATCCCAACCACCATCAGATACAAACAAAATCGTCTCCCTATTTATAGAATGTTTCGATTGTTCAACTGTAATATCATTCGCTTTGTCCAATAATGTAAATACATTTAACCAATAATTTGCGAATTTATCTTTATTATCAGAATAATCTAAAAGTCTGCGACAGGCTTCCATCCCCAGTTTATAGTCTTTATGTTGATAAGATGTGTTAATTAGAAATTTTGGTAAATTATAGCATGCTTGTTCTATTTTAACATTCATGCTTTTGTTTATTGGTATTCCTATCTCAAATGCTTTCTTTAAAAAGATATGTGCAAGATTTATTACCTTTTTATTATAATATTCGTACCCAATCATGAAAATACTCTCGGGACGTTCAGGATCATACTTATAACATTCTAAATACCCTTGCAGAGTGTCTGCCCATGATACATCTAAATGGAGATAATTAAGAACTACTTTTTTATACATGGAATCATATGTTTCCTCTGAATAACCGTCCATATCAGCTCTTTTATAATAATATTTTACTGCGTTAGGATAATCTTTCATGCATAAATATGTTTCTGCTATATAGTAATATATTCTAGGATCTTTCGGATTATTCTCTAATTCTTCAAAAAGTAGCTTAAGATCACTATTTTTCCGTTTTAGGGTCCTATCTTTCATATAATCAGACTGGAGATCTTCTATGTAACCTTTTTCTGTAGGTATTAGCGCAGATTCTTTAACATGAGAATCAATTTCCTCATGTATTTTGTATTTATATCTTAGCTTTGATTCTGGTCTTGTTATTCTAGTTGAACTGTAAATAATATCTTTGCCTTTTATATTGATACTGAAGAAGGGATAGTCATTAGATCTAATCTCATTCAAGAATTCTCGTAATGATTTAGCATTGCGCAATACGTAAGTATCATCTAACATAATGTGAAAGACACACTTGCGATTGTTTTTTTCTGCCAAGTCCATTAATCTGTTCCTGCTTGTAGAAAAATCTATGAATGGTTCTTGATATACTTTAATTCGCGGTTCTGCTCCCATAATTTCATTTACTACATCTAATGTATTATCAGTCGAACCGGTATCTAATATTGTAACTTGATCCGCTATTTTTAAATTCTCCAATAGAACATCTCTAAAAATATCTCCACTATTTTTAATCATAAAAGTTATATGAACTAAATTATCAACCATAACAACATCGTTATTTATACGTAAGTAATCAACACTATAATCTTTATGAATATATAATCGTCTTTGATCTTTGATAATATACTTGGTATACTTATTAATATCACCCGTATCGTCGCATAATAATAACATAGGTTCGACATCTAATACAACGGAATTTCCGGTATCTACTCTTACTACTAATTTTTTATCATGTGAAATACTAAAGAATTTTTCCACATTTTTATAGACATAATTATCATGGGAAGACCCATAATTAATAAAATCCAAATTCCCATCCATATGTGCTATTAATTCTAATAGAAAAATTTCTCTATCTAAATCAGCCGCTTGATCATATATTACAACAGGCGTATATTTATTAATTTGACAGAATTCATTTTGTTCAACACTATAGGTATTACCTTTAATATTAACTTTCTTCATTTCTATAAAAATTCTTTTTGTTTAAATTTTGATAAATTTAAACAAAAATCATTACGCCTCTTCACCCCCCTTGCTACCAACATAGTAAATTTCACCTGTTGTGGTATCGTAGTACAGTGGATTAGTAATATCGCTACCGGAGGCAATTGGTTTTACATAAAATTTACTTTCTGTTGTACCATTTAGAGCTAAACCTGAAGCATTAATAACAATACTGTTAGCACCTTGTCCATTACTACCTGCTAATTCGCCGATAGCAATAGAATTGATTCCTTGAGAAGTTCTACCTGCTTGCTCTCCTATGGCAATAGCGTATTGTCCCTGAGATACTTGTCCTGCTGATTCACCAACAGCTATAGCATCAGCACTTTGAGCAACAGTACCAGCTTCATAACCAATAGCAATGGCATTAGATCCTTGTGTTTGTTCTCCAGCTTCATAACCAATAGCAATAGCTCCAGCACCTTGGACCGTAGCGCCTGCTTGATAACCAAGTGCTACGGCCTGAGTACCTTGAGTGCCATAACCTGAGTAAGGACCAACAGCAACTGATTGTATACCTTGGGCAATAGAAGCTGCATAAGCACCAATCCCAACAGAATTATTACCTTGTGTAGCACGACCAGATCTATAACCTATTGCTATCGAATCATAACCCTGACTTGTATTACCTGATTCTTGTCCTATGGCTATAGACCGAGTATCCTGTGTTTGTTCTCCTGCCCTATAACCAATAGCTATAGCATCAGTTCCTTGGCTTGTTTTACCTGCTTGTTTTCCTATCGAAATAGCATATTCTCCTTGAGATATTTGTCCTGCTGTTTCACCAATAGCAACACAATATTGTCCTTGGGTTCCTTGTCCTGCTGAAGAACCAATAGAAATTGCTCCTGTAGATTGTGCTGTTGCAGCAGCGGCGGAACCAATAGCTATACCTAAAAATCCTTGACTCGCACGACCAGCATTTTGCCCAATAGCAAGTGCGTCACCACCGGCACCTTGCGCAACTCTACCTGCGTTTTGTCCAATCGCAATAGCATTAGCACTTTGAGTACTTCCACCTGCTAATGCTCCAATAGCAACAGCATCAGCACCTTGGCTTGTCTGTCCAGCATTTACACCAATATGAACTTTATCTGATGTTTCCGTAGCCCAAGCCGAACTAGTTTGGTCCCAATAAGCATAATTACTATAAGCAGTACCATCTGGTAAACTAGTCCCCCCAGTGGCAGTATTATAAGTTAATTCTTTTGTCACAGTGTCGTAAAATACACCATTAGTATTTGATGCGTTTCTAATTGGATTAACGAAAAACCCTGCTTGACCACTATTTTGTACTGCACCCGAGGCATTTAGAATAATAGAACCCGCTGTTTGAGAGGTTTTTCCGGATTGATTACCAATAGCAATAGAATTGGCACCTTGCGTTGCAAGACCCGCATTTGCTCCAATAGCTATTGCCCCTGTTCCTTGTGTGGAAAGACCAGCGTCTGGACCAATATGAACATTAGTTCCTGTCTCTGTTTCCCATTTAGACCCAGATTGATCCCAATAAGCATAATTACTATAAGCGGTACCATCTGATAAAGTAGTCCCCCCACCACCTCCTCCAGTTGTGTAAGTTAATTCTTTTGTTGTTGTATTATAATATATATTATTAGTTGTTTCCGTAACATCTTCACGTACTGGATTTACATAAAATCCAGAATTACTTGCTGATTGTGATACTCCAGAAGCATTCAGTATAATAGAATTAGTTTGCTGATTCGTTTCGCCAGCATATGCACCAATACCTATAGAATTATCTCCCTGTCCAGTAAATCCTGCTCTATTCCCTATGGCTATTGCATTAGTACCTTGGTTATGTTGAGCTGAGTCTTCACCAATATGAACATTATCTGAAGTACTACTAGATATCATATTATCTTCTAATAATTGAGTATACGTTTCAAATGGATCTTGGGCATTTATTGTTGGTTGTAAAGATCTGAAACTTGAGTTTCCTATTCCTGACATTTTAATAATTAAAAATATTTATAATTTTACATAAAATTATTATCTACAAAATATAATTACTATTAACAATACATAATAACGTACTACCATACATTATATATCGTTGTTTACGCGGTACTCGACAAATCGGACCCGTTCCCCTAAAATTTTCCCCAAACAAATTATATTCCATCTCACTTATTATACAATTATTATCATTTATCTGCCAACTCAAAATTATCATCAGGTAAAACGGTAATACCCTAGAACTTATAATCCACAAACTCGGAACAATATACACTAAACTACTGTGCGTTAAAAACCATAAACTTCTCAACATTTAATAAAACCATATGATTTTATTAAACTATTTTATTACACATAACATTGACAATATTTCTCATTTCTACAACACGGCCAACACGAATAGCTCATAATTTCCGTTCCTCTACTATAATAACTATGATCATTTTTACAAATATCATTACAACTATCATCCGTACCAAAAGGACATCTAGCACTATACGCAGTTTGAGAAGGATCAAAATGATCACCCATACCTTTACATATTGGTTCATTCCCATCCGGACTTACACAGTTTTCCCCACGTATTACACAACGTCTATTATCACTATTTCTAAAATAATGACATTGTGATTTACTTAAATTTTCACACTTAGTTGGTCCATTACCTCGAACACCAAGGGAATCTAATTCAAAAGGTGCACATGGTACCGCACAATGTTGTCCGTCATCCTTACATTTTTTATTGCTAGAATCCCAATAACATAAATGCGCTCCATCATCATCAGCATCCTTAGCCCAATGTTTTGGATTATCCATAGTTCCACAATCATATTCTGTAGTTAAATTACTACAAGAATTAATTCTCGTATCGTAATTTCCACAATGTGTTACATCACTCATTTATTATATAACCATTATTATATAATAAATTTTATATCCAACCACCACACATCACACCCCGTTCATCTCGAAAAACTCTCTCCTTAATATCCGCATAACACCATTCTTGTGTTACAAACGGATTAGGTGGCGACCAAATCTTACCATAAAGATGTCCGTCCTTATATTCATGTAATAACAACATCTCCGACTTATCATCATAATCTCCCACCGAACTCCACCCCATATACTTCATAATATTATTATTTTCCCACCCACATCCCCGCTTCAACTCCGTCTCCCCAGGAATCAACACCCCCCGATTTCCCACAGGATTTCTATGAGCGAATACCTGCAACTGTAACTTCTTACCATATTTTAATATCAAATGCCAAATTTCACCTACTAGGTTCCCTTGGAAAAGTTTAACTTCTGTTCCACTATTACTCTCAACAAACATCCAAGACTCATGGTAATCATTATCTATATTAAAAGCCTCTTGTAAGTGAAGCAAAGTAGTTTGCATAAATTCTTCCCACTGTGAAAAAAATAAATACCTCACATCCCTTAATATTATTATACTCTCCCCAGTTATCTTTATAAACTCAAACTCAAACACATCCATCATATGTTCATGTAATGGACAACACAGATCAAACATCCGCCGCACCCTTGTACCATCCTCATTACGAGTAATATATTCATAACAGATAAACGGAGGTTCATGCCACCGCAGTTTATCATCCTTTATCCGTGCCCTTTGTTTAAGTTTACTCCGTAGTTTCTTAGTTTTCCTTTTACTCTTACTCTTATTCTGAAATCTCTTCCTTGTTTTAGAAGTATTCTTGTACGGCATTTTATTTACAATCAAAAATTACACTCGATTATCATTTTCATTTGTGTAACTTCGTTGTGTAACTTCGTT